ATTAGCAGTGTGTCCCTTAACTTATTATCAGGGATTACTAGATCCCATAGTTCTTTAAGTTTAGGTGCATCAAAGTTGACAATGTTATGCCCAACGAATACCTGATCCCTTGAACACTTGTCCATTACCTGCCTTGGATTCCTCATTACGCTTATTCTTTTCTCTCCTGTTATGTGCAAGCCACAACACCATATGTGATCCATAGCCATAGTTGTTTCTATATCTAATGTTATCATTGTCTTCTATTCTCCCTAGTACATAGTTGCCTATCTTACTCATTAATCACCTCTCACATGAGTCTGAACACGACTCCTAAAGAATCCTTCATGGCTAGGAGATTCCTTCATAAACTTTCTAGCATAGAAGGGACTCCAGTTATTATTTATTTTAAACTCTCCACCAGAATCAATAATAGTTTCCCACCTCAAGGCATGGAAGACAGCCCTAGAACTGTAGTGCTTACGAACAGCCATTGCTTTCAATGCAAACCTTTTGAAGCCCTCATATATTTCGGGATGTTCATTATCAAACTCATTGAAATTCGCATCAGTATACTTAGTCATACGTATTCTCCTTGTTGTACTTTCTTATAGAAATACTCAGGGCCGCGTGAACTATACCACTTGTCTACTGCATTAGTTCTCCACTTACCTGTCGCTACTATGTACGTGAACTCATTATCAATAACTAAGTTACGTCCGTACCCTTGGTCTAGTACCTCAGCACCCAACTCATCAAACTCTATCAGCACACCCACTCGCTTGAGGGATACCTTGATAGCTTGCCTAGCTGATGGGTCACTGCTGTTACCTAACAGGTGCATCAGATCATCACGCTTCTCTACCAGTTCATCATATGTCATAGCTTGTCCTCCTCTAATACTTCTAACATTCTACCAGTAATGTGATCATATAGTAAAGGGGATGCCTTACCCGTTACACCACAGAATCGGTTCTTAAGTACCCGTACATGGGTGGTGTTACGTTCCTCTGGATCTTCAGCCTGACCATTACGTTCAAGACCTAGTACCATATCACTAAGCTGTGCAATGGATGCACTACCACGAAGCTGTGACAGGCTGGTGACAGCACCTTCCTCATGGCCCTTACTGTCGGGACGCTTGAGGTGTGAAACGATGAACAAGGCTATGCCTGTCTCCTGTACGAGCATCCTTAGCCTAGTCATGATCTCATCTAGTGCCTTACGTTCATCACCATTAGCCTGTGCTGATACCACAATAGATACATGATCAAGCACAACATACTTACATCCTAATCCCTTAGCCATGTACCTGACTCGACTGACAATATTATCTACACCAGTAGAACCGAAGTGATCAAACAGGAACACACGATCAGTGCCTAGTGTGGCATCGAATGCATCCTTACGTTCCTCATCTGTAGCTACAGTATCAGGCAGGTGCAGAGGTTTGTTAGCTGCTAGACTCATGAGAGATAGTGCTGCTTTCTTTATACTCTCCTCAAGGAATAGTATACCTATGTTATCTTCAGTCTTACTAATGATCTGCCAGATAATCTCTCGCATGAACTGACTCTTACCTAGCCCAGATCCAGCCGTAACTGTAACCAACTCCCCGAATCGGATTCCATAAGTGAGCTTATTGATCCCATCATATGGGTAGAGACAGTCGGCAGGAGCAATGGGCTTATTAACTTCATCCCACAAGCTACTCCCTGCAACAATTCCATCGGGAACAAATCTTTCTGACGACCACCAGCGATCAACAAACTCTTTGTTGCGTCCGAACTTAACATAATCATTTGCATCCTTCTCATCCTTAGTGTGTTTGAATACCTTAGCCTTGCCACCGAACAACTCAGCTACTTGGTTAGCAGCTTTGATACCTGACTCATCTGCGTCAAAGCACACTACAATATTCTCGTAGCTGTCAAGGTACTCATAGCTGGCACGACAGTCCTTCAGTGCTGCACTGCTACCATTCTTTATAGATACTACAGGGTACTTACTACCAAGCATCTGATAGGCAGACATAGCATCATACTCACCCTCAGTTATGGTGATGTACTTACCACCCTTGGTGAATAGGTTCTGTCCGAATAGAACAGTGTCCTTCCAGTTACCTTGAGTGCGAAAGTCTTTCTCAGGTGAGCGTGTCTTAGCACCAACTAAGTACCCATCCTTATCATGATACCCAAAGTGCATGACCTCGCCTTGAAGCTGTGCCTTGTATGCCTTACAGGTGTCGCTTGATATGCCTCGGTTGACAACACTCTTGTATTGTCCAGACATTAAACTTTCTTTCAACTTATCAAAGTTACCATTCGGTTTCTTATCGGTACTACTTACTGTCTCCATACTATCTCCTACCTTCTTTCTTGTTTCACATACGAAGCAGTGTGACCAGCCCTTATCATCTACGGACATACCATCACTGCTGCTACAATCATCACACGCTAAATGCGTCTTTAGAAATGCCATTAGTAAAATCCTCATATTCCCTAGGGTTCATGATATGAGATAGCACTGTGTCTAAAGCAAGCAGTGTGTCCCACTTCTGCGAATCATAACTCTCCTCATACACGACAATGAAGTAGTCCATGAGAACTTCTACTGCTATCTCGTTAGCTTGGTCAACTCCTATCTCAATTTTAATTGTCATTACCTACCTCCAATAGTTTAGCTTTAAGTTTAACAACCTGATCAAGATTGTAAGTTACGAACCTACCTCCTAGTCTTATGGCTGTCTCATAGTTATCAATCTCTTTCTGTATCTTTATACGTTCATGAGACTCTGATAACTTTTGCTTAAGAGATTTATTCCTAAGCGTTTTGATCTGCATTTCTGTCACTCTTCCTCCTCCATAATGTCATTGATTAGTTTCTGCTGCCTCTGATTAATAGCTATCATTAACATCTTCTCATGCACATGCCATGCACAAGTGTTAGATGATCTATGTAGTAACTTAGCTATGTTATTGTATGATACATTCATAGCCCTAAGCTTAACTATCCTCAGTAAGTCAAGCTCAGTGATGGGATTATAGTTTGTCCTAGGCTGCTTGGCAAGCACTGATTTTGCAGGGACATTGTAACTCTTCTTAATCTTAGGTTTAAATATGATACTCATACCCTTCCACCTCCACTTGGTCTGCTTGATACTCTGCTCTTGCTTCCGCTACCATAGCCTGTACAGCAGGGTCATCACTAGCTTCTAGTATCTCAAAGATGTAGCTGTCTTTCTCTATCATCTTGAGGTACATCTCTGGTACGATAACAGTACGTGTGTTCTTAATGTCTAAGTTCTTAACATACCTACAGTCCATGTCCTCAACCACTGTGCTAGGTGACAAGCCTTGCTTAACTCTGTCTTTTAAAATTGCCATGTTACTTTCTCCAATGTTTCCTAGGAAACTTAACCTACTATATTAACTCTCACCCTACATTAATGTAAAGGGATATGTTAGAATCTATACTTCAGAGTTTAACAGAGAATAATAATAATTAATCTTTTAGTACCTCTCTACAGAAATCTAAAGAGGACTCTGTAGTGTGACCTTGTTCTATAAGAGTCAGGCTACAATGATACATAGGATCATGATCATTAGGAGGCATCATCTTTAGACCAATGACTAGCACCACTGCCATCAACATACATCACTATCTGGCAACTCTTCAATCAGACCATTGATTGTATCCACCTTAACACTAGCATTGTGAACAGCTTCCCTCACTGCACCCTGTAGTGCATCAAGCCAAGGTGTGTACAACTGAGTTGCTTTCTCCATTCCATTTACAATATCCTCAGCCTCATCCAGTGCATGATGGTGACGCTCTGCTTCAAACAGTTGATGGTGTAATTCAAATAATGTAGTCATGATACTCCCCGTTATAAAATGTTATAGTATGCTGCTTCTTCAATAAGATCATTATCTTCTAGCCACTCTAGGCATTTGTCCATGACCATCTTATCGTTCCTCACATCAAAGAACTCTAGTCGGTCTGCACTAAACTCACGCCCATCATCACATATAAAAGTAATGTTTATGACAGTGCCTCCAGCCCATGTGAACCTGTGGTTAGCACACTCAAACACTCTGTATGTTTTCATACGTCACCTCTACTTAGTAATAAACAATACAATGTCTTCACCTGTACGTAGGTCAGACACTGGGATAGCTACACCATTCTCTGGTGGTGGCTGCGAACCTACATAAGTCCATGACTTACCTGCTTCCAAGTCAGCCTTAACAGCACTGACAAACTCAGGGTTATCTATCGTGAACATTGCACTCATTAACATGATACCTATAAACATAACCTACTCCTTATCTTTTAATAATTTATCTACTGCTACACCACATAGTACAGCAACTACCATTGCATAGCGAGGATCATTGGTGAACAACGATGTGACTACCACACCTATGATTGCACCAGTAACAAACCTACCTAATGTATTCATGCTACCTCCATCAATTGTATTTGATTTTCTTTATAAACTTTCTTAGCCTTGCGTCCATGAGCAGGGTAGACAATCAACTCTACATCCTTATCCCAACACGCTCGACACGTATCACACTTCCCTTGTCTCTCGTATGCTAGACAGACCTCAATGTTTCCTAGGAAACTTACTGGTGTATCTACATAGGGGACAATAGTGGAAGTAGTAGCCCCATCAACAACTGAGCCTGTGATACTATCGCTGCTAAACCTAACAACAACATTGGGTAATAACGCCATTGCATCTAACACCACCTTATATTTATCAAACTTATGATTACGTGTAGGGAACCAATGCTTACACCAAGGCGTAGCTTTCATGATAGCATACATCTTCCACGCTAGCTTGGTTGTATAGCAGTCACCACTATCAAACCATCGAAAGTATCTTGAGTTATCTAGCTTGACTATGAACTCATCAACAAACTCTGGACGCTTCCAATCTTCCTTGTTGTGTTGTCGTAGTGCCTTAACACTAGGCATATGATATAAGCCACCTCGCGCATAGCATATCTTACAAGCATCAACTACAGCACCAGTGACAATATCAACAGCACCAGCACACGTAGTCATAGCTTCTAGTGACCATGAAAAGCATGGCATCTTAGACGCTGAACTAAACTTTATACTACTCATAATTATTCCTCTTGGCTTCTGTTCACTGTGTTAGGAGATAACTAAACTACGGGGAATGTAGCAAGCTACCGCCTAATGCAATGTTTCCTAGGAAACTTTAGCTATGATGCCGTCCTGCATCGTAACCTTGGCAAAGAACTCCCGTCCAATGCCCGTGATATGTGGGCGGTTAGCCCCAACAAGGTCACCATTTTCCTGATACTCATCACCGAAGATACTAGTCTCTATGTACTTCAGAGGGTACCCGATAGACTCCTTCAATAACTTCTTACTTTTGTATGGAAATACTAACATCCTTCTTCCTCCGTATAAAAATACCAGTCACCAGTAGAACACTTGATGAACCCTTTCTCAATCGCTCTCGCAATTAATTCTTCCGCATCTAACTCAAAGTTAAAGTCAGGTGCATGTTTATTAAAAAACTCTTGCTTAGTAAAAAATCGTATAGCACTCATTCGTAATCCTCCACTACTAGATCATCAATCATGGTGCTACACAAATTCCATGTGCATATAACACCAGCCATGAAGTGAGCCTCATCTTCCTCATCCATACGACTTGCCATAGCAAGCAGCTCATCCATATTCTTGGGCGTTTCTACTCCGTCCATGTCCATGAATGGCATCACTCGCGCTTCATACTCATCAACAATACCTTTAAACTTCATACATCCTCCAATGTTTCCTAGGAAACTTTAATACTTATCATGAATCCAATGGGCCTCAAGCTCAGCATGGAATATACCTGTCACTAGATCCCAACTCGCATTATCAGGTGCTAACTCATACCAGCTTGGCGTCCCACTATTCCACGGCATACGCATAAATGCAGAGGTACAATTCTCGAAAGACACCAACTCAATTGGCTTCTTAACTTTAGTATTAATCATTTGAACTCCAATGTTTCCTAGGAAACTTATAAGTATCTACGTTGAAATCTATTTAGAATCATCCAGTCATTATGATTTTCGTTAGAGTAATCTAACATACTCATCATGCCCCATACCATCCACCATTTATGATTACGTTTTAATTCGTTATCTCGTGGTGCAATCAAACGCTTGATGGTACGCCTAGGGATATTCGATAATTTTTTCATGGTACTTTCTCCAATGTTTCCTAGGAAACTTTATTTATATTCAATCAAGCGACCTTTACTCATAGCCTGACCATGATTTAGTAACGAACTAGCTAAGTTAATAGTAGATGAGCTATCGGAAGCAAAGCCTACAATATAACTGCATGGCCCTCTCAACCAACGACCTACAGATTTAGGTTCTTTAAATGGACGCGCATAAGCTAAGCCGTCAATATACACTGCTTTCTGTCTTTGCATGGTATTCTCCAATGTTTCCTAGGAAACTTTTAAGCTCCTAGGAATTATTATTAATGGTTACTTAATGGCCTTATACTCTGCAACAATAGCTTCCAACTCGGCCAAGGTGAAGTCGATTTTATCGCTATCAATCCATGACTTTATAGTCTCGGCCTTAGTCTTGGATTGATCACCATAGACTGCATTGCGGAATTGTGAGTATGTCTCATGATCATACGCTTTCACGCCGTCTTTAAAAGCTTTCTTGTGGGTGCTACAGACTTGGCGCACTGCTGAGGCTTTTTTAAGCTGGTCAGGACAACCGTCTTTGGTCGCTTTAGGATAGGCTTGATCAACCATAGCTTTTAGAATACTAGCCTGTACTTTATTCTCAAGGTTAACCATATCAGCCTGTAAAGCCTTAGCTAGTTCAAACCTAGCGTCACTAGTCTTGTCGCTTGCTTTTACTTGGGCCATTAATGAATTGCCAATGGCGCGGATGTGTTGAATAGTAGTTACTGTGGTCATGATCTATTACCTTTTAGGTTTAGTTATAATGCGTTCCAAGTGATCTCGGAACTGGGGCCAGATTAGCGTAGTCAAGGGGTAGAGTCAATTCATTTGGTATAAGAGTTTTATATAGTGCATATCAGTTTGATGAATAGTGGTCAATATTAGCCCATAATTGAGCATATTAGCATTGTCTAATTATATCCTCAGAGGCCACACAAGAGCGCACACGAGCAATATAAATAACAAATACCTAGGCATTGGGCTAATCAGGAGAGCAACACAGAGCAACACAGACACCACACAATTCATATTAGCATTACCTAATTTGCTCATAATATTCAGCATATGGGGGTGATATTATTTAATGCTATGGGTACCTACTTAGGCATTCACACAGGCTATAGTGGGTGATGCTACATTAGACTTTGCTACATTAGAGACTGCTACATTAGACTGTGCTACATTAGGGTAGTCTCATGGAAGGACGGGGGGGTAGCTGCGTAGGCTTGTGTGTAGGGGTACCTGCTTAGATACTAAAAAGAGTGAATCTGACTAATTAATACTATTACTAAGACTATGATTAATAAGCATTAAGTAATGTGTTCTGGGTAGTGAATAAAGGAGGCTGCGGAGGGCATGTGAAAGCATGTGAGTCCCGCCAATGTAGTCCAAGGTAGATAACTAAAATAACTCTTGACTTATGATTGAAAGTATGCTATAGTCCTCTGACTATATAGGACAGAACAGAAACAAAGTATTGTAATCTATAATCCTTATAATTATAATCGACAAGATCAATGACTCTGTTCAAAGGCTATATAGAACTAAATAGTAACTTATACGCTATACGGGTATAGGGAAACGTTAAGGATAATGAATGATTGTTGATCCAAAGGTTGTTGTTAAAGCGAAGCGTGGTCGTCCCCGTAAAGCTGACATTGCAGCCAAGAAGAAAGGAAACAGGAATGCTCTCGGTAGACCCAAAGGGGATGCTGCGAGAATCAATGAACTCAAGGCTAGGTTGTTAGCTACGAGTGGTGATAAGGTTATCTCTAAGGTTATTGAAATAGCATTAGAAGATGGACACCCTGTTCAATCAGCAGCACTAAAGATGTGTATGGATAGAGTGTTACCTATCTCTTATTTTGATAAGAAGAATGATACTGGAGGTAGGAATGCAGTCTCTATTACTATCACTGGTGTTAGTGGTGACACTACAATCGTTGGAAACACAGGCAATAATGATGCCGTTGAAGGGGAGTATGAGGATGTCAATTAAAGATATTATCTATGAGAAGTATAGTCGTGACGGGCGTATCCCAGAAGATGTGAGCAGAGATGATGTGTTTAATAACATTGCTCGTTTCAGTGATAGGGTATCTGGTATTGAAAGTTCTTATGGAACTAACTTAATTAATCCAGACTCATCTGCCAGAGGAGAGTTTCAATTCCTTACTAAAGGAGATGGCAATGCTTTCCAAACAGGACTCACAAGATTACAAAATGCTTATGTATCAATGAAGATGGATTTACCTGCGTGGGCAATACAGGCAATGGATCATAATAACCCATTAAAGCTATCTCCACAGCAGCAAGAAGAAGTTATGCTGGCTAACATCTACATGCAAGAAACTTCTAACTT